GTCTCAATGCGGTTAACCTGACTTGACACATCTACAATTACAGCTGCGCTATCGGATAATATGTTTGTGTCTAGTATGCCCTGATCTAATATTATAGCCTGAGCAAAACTAGGGCCAGTGCTAAAGTTAATTAATGCGTTTATTACAGGTATTGGCATTAGAAGCCTTGACCTGCCGGCACTGTGCTATATCCATTTTTTGTAGCAATTTGTATAGATTCTGCAATAGCCTGACTTAATCTATCGCCAGCATTAGCAGTGTTAACTGTTACTACAATTTCCTGTGGTGCAGCATTTGATCTACTGCCTGGCGTAAATCCAAGTGCTAAACCTAGATCCATACCTGCAGCACTAGATGCAAAGTTAGGATTATTTATAGAAGTATTAGCAAGGTTGGCTATATTGCTACGACCACCAAGGCCACCAATTATAGTACCGCCTGGGCCTATCTGTGATGGGTCAACGCCAAAAGATAATAGCAACGCTTTAGCAGCCTCGCTAAGTGCGTAAAATTGTGTAGTAAGTATTTCTGTAGCTTTTTTGCCTTCCATTTCAGCTATTATTTTTTTAGCTAAAGCCTCGTTGTTGTCAAGAATTGCTATTTTTGCATCAATTCTTAGTTTGGTTTCTGCATCTATAGCACCATTACGAGCAGCTTCTAAGCCAATACGCTCTAAATCAAATTTGTCGCGTAATTGATCTACGGCAGTTTTTTTCTTTAATAGATCATTTTCTTGCTTACGTAATGAGACACCAGTTTTAATCTGTGTAACTTCTTGCTTTAGTAACATTGCTCTACTTGTGGCTGGTGATAATCTAGGTGCGTTCATATCAGACTTACGTAGGAACTTGCCGCCTACTTTAACGCTTGCATTAGGGTTGAGCAGTCCTATTACATCGCCAACAGTCCTGAATGCGTTGCCTATCTTTTCTGCTGCATTAACCATCTTTACAGTAAATGTATCTATATCGTTACTGCAGATAACTGGCGCAAGAAAACAGCTTTAATACTTGTAGCACGTCAAAATGGCAAGACGACCATCATGAAGGCTCGAATCTTGGCCGGACTATTCCTCTTCGATGAGAAGCTTCAAATCGGTATGGCTCACCGGCTTACGACTTCCCTTGAAACCTTCCGCGATCTTGTGCAGATAATCGAAAGTAACGAATCGTTATCTTCGCAAGTCAAGAAGATCCGATGGGCTCATGGCTCAGAAGAAATTGAGCTGAAGAATGGCAACCGGTACATGATCAAGGCCGGAGCTTCGGCGGCTCGCGGTATTGCTGCACCGGCTGTCGTACATATCGACGAAACCCGTGAGCTCAAGGACGAAACGACTTGGGCGTCTATGCGATACACGATGATGGCTTCCCAAAATCCTCAGCTCTGGACTTACTCGAACCAAGGCGATCAACACTCGGTCATTCTTAACCAACTTCGCGAGCGCGGTCTTGCAGCTGCGGCCGGAGCAAATGACGATATTGGATATTTCGAATGGTCGTCAGGGTACGAATTCATCGATGACTCTGAAGCCTTTTGGAATGGGATAGCCCAAGCAAATCCAAGTCTCGGCCACACTATCCACAAGGACAATATCAGGGCGATTCTCAATGATCCGGTCGATGTCGTGAAGACAGAAGTCATGTGCGTCCAAGTGGCCACAATCTCGGCAGCGATTCCGGCTTACGAATGGGGCGAATGTCTTGACGAATCCTTGGAGCTCGATTTCGAGAAGACGGTCTTCTTGGGACTCGACTGTTCACCGGATCGACGCCATGCGGCTCTCGTCGCTGGTCAAAGGCTCGACGATGAGAATTTCATGATCAAGCTTCTCCACACTTGGGACAATGCTGTGTCGCTGGACGATAAATCAATCGCCAATGAGATCGCGGACTACTGTCAGCAAATGCCGGTCGAAGCCATCGCGTATAGCAAGAGAACATCGAGCGCAATCGCGGCGCGACTTGTACCTGCCGGTCTTCCCATCGTGGACATCGATGGTGGAGAATATGGACAAGCTTGTGACGAACTGTTGGGAGCAATCACATCGAAGAGACTCAAACACAAAGGCCAACCGGAATTGACGAAGCAAATCCTGTCGGCGGCGAAGTTACCTTTTGGAGATGGCGGTTGGACTATTGGACGCAAAGCCAGCGGGACGGTTGTCTGTGCGACCGTGGCCTCTGCCCTAGCCACACACTTCGCGACACGCCAAGAGACGGATATTGACATTTTAATCGGCTAGATGTACGCATGAGAGAGAATTTGCGCATGGCATTGCGTGACTTCTTGTTTCCAACTGTAACTCAGGCGACCGCACCGGAAGCGGTCGTCGATGTCGAAGCGTCCTTGTATCCTGTCAATTCTGTCGATTCACTTGGATCTCCGTATCTATGGAATGGTCAATCTGCGACTCGTAGCGAAGCAATGGGCGTCCCAACAATTGCACGCGCTCGCAACATCATTTGCTCTGTCGGAGCTTCTCTGCCAATCGAGACATACGACAAAGCAACTCGCCAAAATGTGCCGTCTCCACGGGTAATCAATCAACCCGATCAGCGAATCACCGGCGCGGAATTTTGGAGCTGGATATTTGAAGATCTACTTTTCCGGCCGGCGGCTTACGCTTACGCGACAGCTCGTTACGCCGACACGGGTCGTGTTCAAAACATGGAACGCGTTGCACCCGAGCGAGTTACAGTCAAAACAAACACTAACGGCACAGAAATTGAAGGCTATTACATCGACGGCCGACCAATCGACGCTGCAAATCTCATCGTCTTTGGATCTCAAGATGAAGGTCTTTTACAGCGTGCCGGTCGCACGATTCGGACGGCTCATGCTCTCGAAAAGGCTGCATTTAACTTTGCACTCAATCCAATTCCACAGACTGTCTTAAAGTCTCGCGGCGTTGCACTTCCAAAGGATCGCTCTTCTGCACTTCTCGCAGCTTGGCGCAAAGCTCGTCAAGATGGATCAACAGCATTCTTGAATGCCGATGTGGACTTGGAGACTGTGGGCTACGATCCAAAGGCACTTCAAATGAATGAAGCTCGCCAATATCTCAGCTTGGAACTTAGCCGCGCAATCGGACTCCCTGCATGGTTCGTCTCATCAGATCCATCGAGCATGACCTACTCCAACGCTGTAAATCAGCGTCGCGATCTCATCGACTTCTCGATTCGCCCACTTTTAACCATCGTGGAACAGCGTCTCTCAATGACGGACTTCACTCCGGCTTCACAATTTGTGCGCTACTCATTGGACGACTTCTTGCGTGGAAATCCTTTGGAGCGTGCTCAGGTTTATCAGATTCTCACAGGTATCGGCGCAATGACTCCGGAAGAAGTACGAAAGGCAGAAGACATCACATCATGAAGCTAACGACTCCAATGCAGATCACCGCAGCTGATTCAGAATCACGAATCATCGCGGGAAAGATTATTCAATTCGAAGAACCTGCAAATGCTTCGACCGGAAAGGTCGTCTTTGCAAAAGGCTCAATTGCTCCGGCAAATGTAATGCTTAATCTTGAGCACGACCGTACACGCAGAATCGGGCGACCAATGGACGCAACTTTGTCAGCTGATTCAATGGCAATCGATTCGAAGTGGAAGATTTCAAATACCACCGCTGGATCTGACGCCATCGTCGAAGCAATGGACGGACTCCGGGACGGCTTGTCCGTAGAAGTATCCGTCAGCGATTACATTATGGAGAAGGACGGCACAATGCGCGTCTTGGCTGGTGAGCTCACAGGCGTTGGCCTTGTAGCTGAACCGGCAATCCGATCAGCTCGCGTCACAGATGTCGCAGCGAGCGAAGAAGATTCTGAATCCACTCCGGAGACAGAAGAAAACCCAACTAACGAAGGAGACGAAGTGTCAGAAAACACCGTCACATCAGCGGACGCCGTCGAGACGGTCGAAGCTGCACAGGCTGTCACCGAGACAGTCGCAACAACTCCACGCTACTCAGTAGGCAAGGAGCGTCTTGACCTTTCAGCTGCAAAGCAGGTTGAAATGACAATCAAGGCGTCACTTGGTAATGAGGACGCTCGTCGCTATGTAGCCGCCGCAGCGGATACAACAGACAACGCAGGTCTAATCCCGACCCGCCAACTTTCAACCGTAATCAACGGTCTTGCAAACGCAACTCGCTCAAACATCGACGCAATCAGCCGTGGCACATTGCCTGACGCTGGTATGACTTTCGAAATCCCTAAGATCACACAGCTTCCATCAGTAACACAGGAAGACGAAGGCGGAACTCTTGCCGATGTCGATCAGAACTCTGAATTCTTGTCTGTATCAGTCAAGAAGTATTCAGGTGCTCAGACATTCTCAGTCGAGCTCTTTGATCGCTCTTCACCTGCATTCATCGATGAGCTTATGCGCAACATGGCTGCACAGTACGCAAAGGCAACCGATACAGCTGTGAACGCAGCTCTCATTGCTGGCGCAACAGCTGACGCAACAACAATCACAACTTATCCAACAGCTGCGGAGCTTCTTGGTTTCGTCGCTCGCGGTGCAGCTTCTGTCTATAACGGCACACAGCGATTCGCTCGCAACATCATCATGAACACTTCACAATGGTCAAATGTGATGTCACTCAACGACTCAGGTCGTCCAATTTACAACGCTTCACAGCCAATGAACGCTGGCGGACTCGTCACACCAACATCAATCCGCGGCAATGTCGCAGGACTTGATCTCTATGTCACAGCAAACACAGCTGCCGGCACAGACACAGATGGCTCAATCATCATCGTTGATCCTGAAGCGTACACATGGTACGAATCACCAACATATCAGCTTCGCGCAGATGTAATTGCAACAGGTCAGATTTCAGTCGCAATGTACGGCTACGGCGCAATCGCGACCAAGATCGGTGCTGGCGCATTCAAGGTGAACAAGGCTTAATCAGCCAAATCAATCATCGGCCATGCGCTCCCGTGTGGCCGAGTAGTACGAAGGGACGGGCTCATGTCAATCATCACGGTTGCTTCATTGCGATCAACACTTGGCGTGAGCTCGTCTCTCTACAATGACGCATATCTTCAAGATGTCATCGACGCAGCTGAAGGCACACTTCTTCCGCTTCTCGTACAGAACTCAATTGCAATCACAGCATTCAAGCTGAAGGACAATGTCGCGACTTTTTACACACGCGACGCTCATCAATTTGTCGCCGGCGACTCAGTCATCGTGACTGGTCTTCCGTCACCTTTTACGGCCACTCACACCGTCACCGGCGTCACACCTTTCGCATTCACAGCCGCTCTCACAAATGCAGATGTCGCCGTCCGTCCGTCAATACCTAATGGCACAGCCACTCTCTCGGGATATGGTGCGGCGACTCTTTATTCAGGTGATCCAAATGTCGAAAAGGCACTCATGATCATCAGCGTTGAAATCTTCCAATCTGTCACAGCTGCCGGCGGTCAAATCGAAGGCATTGATTTCCAATCGACTCCATATCGCATGGGACGCGGTCTTCTCAATCGCTGCATTGGTCTTCTCGGTAGCAAAATCGACTCCGGCGTCTGGATCGGCTAATGCCAAGCTCAATCGCCGTCAATGTACGCGGTGCGCTGAAGACAGCTCTTGCAACTGTGCCGGCCAATATCTTCGACGCTGTACCCGAGACAGAAATCGTCCCATTCGTCGCGCTTCTGCCTTCGAATCCATATCTTGAACCAAATCTCATCGGCACATCGACCCGCGTGAAGGTCAATCTCACAGCTGTCGTCGCTGTCGCCGGATATAACAACGCCGCGTCACTCGATAACATCGAGACGCTGGTCATGAGCATTCTCGGCTTAATTCCGTCGGGATACACAATCACATCAGTCTCAGATCCAAGGCCGGTGACTCTCGCAAGTGGGTCACAAGTCGTGGCATGTGAGATCGATTTATCTACGCAATACACACAAACTAACTAGGAGCAAAAATGGCAACGACCGTCATCACCGGACGCGATCTCGCATTGACGATCGCGACCACAAGCTACGACGCACAGGCAACATCAGTCACACTCTCAAACGACCACACCATCGAGACATATCAGACTCTCGACGGCCGTGCATATAAGGCAATCGACGACCAATGGACACTCGATGTCGAAATGCTCGCAGACTGGGGCGCGTCCGGATCACTCTGCGAAGCTCTTTGGACAGCATGCGAATCTTCACCAAACTCAACACTTGCTGTGTCTCTCACAGCTGTCACAGGTGCGGTCTTTGCGTGCAATGTGCTTCCGGTCTTCCCATCAGTCGGTGGGTCTGCACCTGACGCGCAGACTGTGTCGCTATCATTCACAGTTGTCGGAACACCAACCGAGACATTCAGCTAAAAACTACGAACGGGAGCAAAAATGAAAACAATCCTAAAAATTGAATACTTCTCAGGCGAGGTCGCTGAATACACAGCGGCCGCGCCCGAGTGGGCTAAATGGGAACAAAAGACCGGCAAGTCGGTTCAGGTGGCCTCAGAAATCATCGGAATTTGGGATCTCTTATTTCTAGGCTATAACGCCATGAAGCGAGAGAAGGCCGGTTCAATCGTCAAGCCTTTTGAAGTGTGGATCGAGACAGTCTCATCAATCGCTTCGGAAGCTGGTGATCTCCCAAAAGCTACGCCGCCGGAAGCTTAAATCGGACTCTCGTCGAGTTAGCAATTGCGACGGGAATCCCGATGAGCGAATGGCGTACAGTCGAGCAAATCATGACAGCCGTCGAGATATTGGAGAAAAGGAATGGCCGCTAAGAAGCAGGGACTTTACGCGATAACCGTTGAGCCCGCTTCTCTTCGCAACCTTCTCCAAGTCTTAAACAAGCTTGACAAAGAAACTCAAAACGAAGTGCGAGACGCGGCTTTGCCACTCTCAAATCGACTAGCCGGTCAGCTTCGTCAATTTGCTGATTCTGCACCATCGCCACAGACAAAGCTTGTCGCTCAATCTATCGCTGCAAAGCGTGATCGCTTGATTCGCGTCGATGTCGGTGGCACAAAGAAGGTTGGCCGTAAGTATGGCGGCGAATCCCGTGGCAAGGGCAAAAGAGTCAAGCAATCTTCCGCACCCGCTGGCGCGCTTTTATGGGGAACAGAATACGGATCAGGGCGTGGCACGGACTCAGCTGGTCGCTCATACACAGACAGATTTAAAGCTCCACGCAATAAGGGCGGCTACTGGATCGCTCCGGCGGTTGATTACTACACACCAATCGTCGCCAAGGAATACATTGAAATCATCACGAAAATCATCAAGCGAGAAGGGCTCGGTTGGTGTTCCGACAACTGTAAATGATAGCGACACAGTCTGTGCGTCAGGTGCAGACCCACCGACTGATGGGAAGACCGGAAGCACATTGCATGCAAAGACCGCACCTGTCACAGCTGTGAGAGACACAGCAAGTGTTGAGATTGGTGAAGATTCGCATGCTGACCATAGAGCTTCGCAGAGTGATCCGGACGCGCCCCAGTCTGCGAGCATTTCGACATCGAGTGTCCATTGGTCG